TGAACGATACTTGTCTAAGAATCCACCCATACCAATCTGATTCATAGCACCTTCAAACTCTGCCTCACTGATTTGTTTTCTAGCGCCTTGCTCTGCTTTCCAATCTTGCATAATGCCACGAGCATCACCTGTTGAACCCATGTCTGTGAATGTACCTTGTTTGTTATCAGTCAGAGGTGGATACATGTTCCAATACTCGTCTTGTAATTGCTGTTCATAGGTCGGGTTAGGTTGCTCTACCCGAGGTGCTTGTTGAATAGGTTGCTGTACTTGGGCTACAGGTGGTAATGACTTACCCCATGATTCAGCCATAGGTTGCCGTACTTGGGCTACAGGCGGTTGGGTTACAGGTTCTACCCGAGGTGTCTCAATAGGTTGTTGTGATAATAATCCTTGGACTTCTGATGTTGGAACTTTAGTAGGTACACCGTCAATCTCTATTAATGTCCATCCACCTTCAGGTTCTTTCTCGTAATCATGTTTGAACTCAGGATAGTAGCCTGAACCGTAGTTTAAAGAAGATTCGCTTGGATAGCCATAATTGATTAAACCCATAAAATTACCTGAATTGTGGTTAATATAGACGCTATATTACCATATCATACGATGCCTTTTACGTTTCTTTTCAATGACTTACCCCATGATTCAGCCATAGGTCTGTAACCGATTGCTAGGTATCTAAAAGCATCTGCTCCATGAGATGACCAATCATGTCTTGGTCTACTACGCCACGTCTTACCGTTCTCATCATAATCACGTGAATAGTTAATCAAACAGTCGATGCCTTTCTCACACTTCTTCTCATCAAACCAACATCTGTCTAATAGTGAACGCACAGCCTGAATACCATCATCAATCATAAGCATAGGAGCAATCTCTACATTCCTAATGCCTAGTCCGTCTAATACCTCTAGCCTTGACTTACCTGAGCCTAGTTCTCTCACTCTAACGTCATGTGGCAAGATGTGCTGTTCATAGATATAACCTTTCTCTTGCAATATCCTAGCATAGTGGTCTAGTCCAACACCTGATGCCTCGTAATAATCAATCACATGTATCTCTGCGCCCACATACTGAGCAAACCATATAGCAGTTGAATCACCTACACCTAAATCCCATGACGTAACAACAGGCTTCTCTCTATTGTATCTGACTTCACCTATTCTATCTTCCTCTTCACATCTACGCATCTCTGTCGTGTAGTAAGAGCCTTCACTGAATACTAAGAATCCACCTTCCCAAATATGCTTATACATATCGGGTCGCTTGGCTTTGTCTGATAATCTCTCTTGCTCTAATACTTCAGGAAACCAAGGATTGTCTGTGTAGTTAAGTTCTACTATCTTAGCATCATCAGGTTCATCTAATCTAAAGCGCTCATGTGTTGCTGAATACTTACTCTCAGGATTCCATGTCACCCATATCTCTGAGCCTTCTTCACGCACTGTTGGGACCAACTTCTGCCATGCCATTGCTGACACACCTTCTGCTTCATCTACCCACGCTAATAAGATACGAGCCTTAGATTTAATAGCATCTAGTGAACGTCTTAGTCCTACGAATGTATAAGAGATGTTGCCATCTTTGGACCTAATGTATTTCTCGCCCACCTCATAATAATCATTAAGCCAATCAATAGAACGAATAGCAGTCTTAATCTCTTCTAGTGATGAATCATCTAATGAGTTCATAAACTCACGACCACAAAGTATCTGACCTTGTCTGCCACTCATGCCCCACTGATAACCCTTAATAGCAGTCATTAGTGCAAAGGTCCTTGTCTTACCTGAACCCCTGCCACCGTATGAACCTCTGTATCTTGCTTCTCCCTCAAATACAGGTATTAACTTAGGTGGTAATTCAATCTGTGCTTTGCTCATCCTTAGCCACTAATTCAATTACTGTAGGCTTCATTGATTCGCCTTGCGAGGTTAAGTCTGTATCAACTTTATCGTGGAATCCATGCTTGCCTAATACTAACTTAGTAATCGCTGAATTAAAGGTATTTGACAGTCCGTTATTGATAAGAACCTTCTGCTGTTTTGCTAGTAATTTGGCTAATATGTTCGAAAATTCTTTCTCTTCATCTTTAGCCCAATCATAAATAGTGTTCCTTCTGACATCTAATATTTCAGATAATCCTTCGATACTTGGAATCATATCTCCATGCTTTTCATACTCATCTATGTACTTATATGACCTATCAACCATCTCTTGGTTGTACTTGGTTGGTCTGCCTACTTTACTCATTGTCGTTTTCCCATATTTCGTTATGTGGTTTGATTCTGTATTGCTCGCCTTCAAGGAACATAGGCATCTCTATGTCTTCCCAGTGTCTGTGACTCTTATCGCAACATAGTCTAGCCAACTTCTGAATAGTGTAGCCTTCTGCGAATGCGTGTATCTCTTTAGCCCATTTGTGTGGTGTCATGATTTAATTCCCATTGCTTTGTAATATAAATCTTCTGGTCTTGGTAAAGTTATGCCATATTCTGCCATTAATATATCAATCTGTTCTAGGTAATTAGTGAAGTCTTTAGTGTTTAGTTTTGTTGTAGAACGTAACTCTTTGATTTCACTACCTTTTTTGTTCTTATATTCATTATAGCCCAAGAACTTATCTCTCAGTAGAGCATGTGTTTCGTCTTTGGTATAGCCTAACTCATCAGATACAAGTGACACCCACTCCCAATACAAATTATTCTGAGCATTAGAACGTGTTAGTTTATTAGGTTTAATCTCCACTACTGCCTCTTCTACATCATTAGCACTAAAAAAGTCTCTACACATCATCTGCAATATGTGAGCCTTGCCTTTGTCTCTATGTATTACTCTTTTCATAACAATCCTTGCAATAACACTCTAATTCTTCAAAAGGGCTACAGTGTGTGCTTTCATTGCCAAGATACGCAACATCTTCATAATCTACTTCTTTTCCGCACTCATCGCACTTGTATTCTTTACTTTGTTTAATTACTCGTTTCATGCAACCTTCCTTGCATCAGGATAATAAGTGTTTATTAATGAATGTATGGTTTGTTTGACCAAGCCTTCAGGTATTTTTTTGTGTTGCGCTTTCAAATTAACAAATAAAAAACCACCATCTACTCTATAAATAACAACATCCTCATTATAAAACCTATACACACCGCCTCTAAGTTCTGCAAATATCTTTTTCCTTGTGCTATAGTTACCTGTCTCCATTAACTTAACTTTGGTCTCAATAAATGTTGCTTTTAACTCGGGATTTTTATTAAAACGCTCACCTGCTATCTTTCCAATCTTAAATGCAACTGCGTGTTCATATCCATAACAACTATCACCTTTAAAATCAAAAGCGAGTTTACTACCTCTTAGTAATTGGTGGTATGAAGGCACACCATCTATAAACCTATTAACTGTTATGCCGTCTTTGTAAGTGTCCTCATCACACAAGACCTTTTCCATATATTCAGACGACTCTTCTTCTACAACATGAGGCATATTGTTTTTGTACCTGTGAATTACGTATCTAGTCTTCATTGTCTAATAGTTTTAATAATTTACCGTTCTGTAACGTAAGATTCTCACTAGCATAAACTCTCATATCCCACTCTTGTCTGATACTTTTATGTAGTTCGGCAGATAACCCTATTACAGCATTAGCCTGTCCAACATTAACTCTACCTTCTAAAACACCTTCAATAGATGCTAACAAAACCGCTCTTAAATCTGATGACGTTCCTATCTTATTTTCACTCACATTAACCCCTTGCTAACTAAAATCTCTTGTGTTCTTTTCATTCCTAATAAGTGACTCAATAACTTCTCTTCCGTAGAGTATTTACTAGGCTTCCTACCATCCAAGATGTCATGGCAACTATGACAGCAATAAGCGCCATGAATATCCAAACACTTAATACCAACCCCACCACCATTAAGATGGGCAAAAACGACAGTCTCGTTATTAACTCCCCCATTACACCCCTCTAGTCTTACTGTACACGCTTGTCCACGTGCTGACTTTGTTATCTTGCTCATAATACGTTTATCTGCCACTCAATACATTGTTCAATAACATCTGCGACTGAATAAACAACAGCAACTTCACCACCTGCTTGTCTTATCTTTTCAATCATAACCTTTTGATTTTTAGATAATTGTCCTTTAGCACTGTCACCTGTCTTTGGTTTCTTAACCTCTAAGAAGTAAGCCATACCATCATGAATAATACAAATATCGGGAACACCTGCTTTAACACCTTCTGCTTTTAACTTAGCAGCAACAATCTTATTACGTTGTCCACCATTAGGAACAGCAAACCAACAAACACCTCTCATGTCTAGGTATTGAGCAATAGCCTTTTGTACTAAATGCTCATCATTACGCATGACGAACCTTAATGGCATGATACTTTTCTTTAGCGTTTAGATATGCTTGTCTTGCATCTGACTCAGTATCAAACAACCCTAAATTTATTTTTTTATAATCAACCTTGATATAAGACTCCCATTTGTCTGAAACTTTGCTCCATGAGTAACCCTTTGCCTTGTGGTCATTAAAGCCATTCTCTTGCTTCGTTACAAGTCTCAAATTGTCAATCCTATTATCATCACGAATACCGTTAATGTGGTCAATGAATAAACCTTTAGGAATGTCACCGTTGTGCAATATCCAAACCAACCTGTGTGCTTGGTGACTCTTGTAATCAATAGATAGTCTTAAATATCCGTTATGACATTTTGAGCCAACCATCTGTCCTTTTAATGCCCTACTATGCCTATCAATTTTATTAAACAAATTACCGTCTTTATATTTAAATAACTTTAGTAGTGTGTTTTTACTTGGCTCGTAATCTTTCACTTGTTCTTATCTTTTTCACGTAACAAATTATCAATAATCTCTTTAGCAGATTCACAAGTGTGTTGTCTTACCTGTTTGTCATCCATGTAACTAATTCTATCAAGTAATTGTTTAACCCCTACCAATGCTGTAACACATTGTCTCTTTGAATGTCCCCACCACATATTAAAGGTCACGCTCTCCAAGATTATCTTCCTCACCAAAGTAAGAACTCAAGCCATATACTGCCCAATGAAGTGTAGGTGAGTCTGCCTTTAGTCTGTGATTTAAACCACTTAAAGATATTCCTAACAATTCTGCTGTCTTTGCTTGTGTTAAACCAAGACGTTTTAGTTCAGCAGGTATGCTGTTAAAGTAGACTGTTTTATTAATATTATCTTGTGCCATAACTAATACTTATTGTTGAATTAAGATAATATTATATCATCATTG